TTGATAGTCTCTTTGAATGATTCATCCAACGTGAAGTTCACAAAGAAGTCCATCGCAGAAAGGTACTTGTTCACAAACTTGTTGATCACAGGTATGTATTGTCTAATGATCTTTGTCTTGATGCCAGTGTCTTTCAGCAGATTCGTCGCAACATCAAGGTAGTGTTTCTCGCTTGTCAATGTCTGCTCTGACATTGCAGCAGAAGTCATTTCATGCTGCAAGTCTCCTATTCGTGTCTTGATCTCTTTGATGTCCTCTTGTGGCTTTTCCATTTCATCAAGTTCTTCTTTCAATGAACCAATGTACTTGTAAGATGCAGTCAAGTTTCTAGAAAGAGTTGCGCATTCCTTAGACTTCTCATCCATCTGTGTCAGTAACTTATTGATCTTTTCCAGTCTATCAACTTCTTGATTGTACTTCCTGTTCAAGTCTTGAATTGCACTCTCAACATCTTTCAACTTGCCCTCTCGCTCATCAATCAGAACTTTCTTGTGTTCATGTGGAATGCCTTGCTTGCAAACTGGGCACTCTTCAGTCTCAGTGTACAATGATATGTCAGCAGCAACCTTTTTTAGCGTCTTGTTCAGATTGGATTCAATGTTGTCATATCGCTGAAGTTTGGATTGAATGGAACTTTGATCCTTTGTCTTGTCTCTCAGGTCATCGATCTCGGCACTCAACGTTTCAATCTGCTTTTCATATGCAGCAATCGTAGTGCTTTCTTTGTCAAGAACATCACGCTTCTGTTGGATTCTGTCTTTGTTGCCCTTGACAAGAGTTGCAGCATGCTCAACTAGAATATCATGCTTATCTTTAGCAGACTCATGCTTTCTTTTGACATCTGCAATGTCGTCCTTCAGTTTTGCGTACTTCTCTTTCAGAACACCATTCATCCTAGAGAAAATCTGGATGTCTAGCAAGTCTTCAATGATCATGCGTCTGTCGTTAGCAGTCAACTGCATGAACGGAGTGAACGATGCAGAACCAAGGATCACGATCTGTGTGAATGACTTGAAGTTCAGTTTCAGAATGAACTTTTCTAGATGCTCTTGATAGTCTCTATTCGCGGCTGACTGAGATATAAGAGTTCCGTTGCAGTATATTTCAAAGATGTTGGGTTTCATTCCTCGAACAACGCGGTAAGACTTGTTGCCAGTGTCAAACTCAACCTCAACCACACAGTCCTTTTGATTTATTGAATTCAAAAGTTGTGGTTTATTCACATTCCGGAATGGTTTACCAAACAGACCAAAGCAGATTGCGTCAAGCATAGTTGACTTGCCAGAACCATTTGATCCAACAACAAGTGTAGCAGACTCTTCAGCAAGTTGCATCTCTGTGAAGATGTTTCCTGTTGACAAGAAATTCTTCCATCGGACATTTCTAAAAACAACATTCATTCAATGTTCTCCGACGACAATGCTTCCATGTACAGTTCATGCATAATAGCTTTTAGTCTGGGCGATTCCACTTGGAGTGTTTGTTGATCTATGAAATTATAAAGTGATGTCAGTGTGTCTTCAGCTTGATTCACATCCGTATCTTCACCAGAGGTATTCAACTCAGTGAAGTCTTCGACAATCATCACATCAATGGGCGACACTTTGAAAATCTCATCTAGCATCTTGTCAAACACATACGGATTCTGTTTGTTCATGACAACGATCTTCACATACTTATCTTTTAGTCTGCTGTAGTCTGTACCAAGAACATCTTGAAGATCAAACTTAGAGTCATCATAGAATACCTTGTAGAACATACGTAGTGTGTTCTCTACAAACTCAACTTGATGTGTAGATGTATCTAGGACGTAGAATCCTTTGGTGTCTTTGTAGTCACTCCATACCAACTCATATGGAGTGCCAGTGTACGTCACATTTCCTTTTGTTGATCGTGTGTGATAGTGCCCACTGTATACGTGATCATATCTGTCAAGAAACTTCGCTTCAATGCCATCATGACTCTCAACACCCTTCATCAGAGGGAAGCCAACAAGTTCAAAATGACCAACGCAAACTGGAGAGACTGAACTTTCTACGAATGCTGCAATCTCATCTTCGTTCTCGTTGCACATCCAAGGAACAAGATCAATTGATAGCCCAGGAAACCTCAGTGTCGTCGGTTTGTCATGGATGAAGATGTTATCATACTCTTGAAGAAGAAGATCAGGAGAGTTGACGGAAAGACTGTGCTTCCAGAAGATGTCATGATTGCCAACGAGAGCATAGAAGTTGATCTTCCTTTCAGCAAGACGATCAAAGAAATATCTCTTTGACTCAGCGAGTGTGTAGAAGTTTACATACTTTCGCCGATCAAAGAGGTCACCTAGTTGGATGACTGTCGTTATCGCATGTTCATCCAAATAGGAAAAGAAAAAGTCATAGAACTTCTCAAAGTATTCATGGAAGTGTTTAGAGTCGTTTCTCGCGCCTAGGTGTGTATCCCCGAGAAGGCAAATTTTCATATCTCATCTTTCCTTTAGTCAAAGTTTCATTGATTATATCACGGATTGTGCTAAGATGCAACATCGCATCATCCTTGAGATTGGGATGTGACTTCTTGTTGTGGACGATCTTCATCCAATGTTCAATTTGTGCTGGCAATGGCGTCTGCATCATCTTCCTCCATAAACTTAGTGATACCAGTTTTTTTCTTTCTTGCAATTGTTTTCTTCCGCTTTGTCTCCTCAAAAGACTGAATGAAATCGCGAATGAACTCTTCTGCGTAAGAATCGTGCATAGAACCATTGAGTTGTGATCCAATCATATCTTCACCCTCACCAGTGTTCTCAATGATTGCATTGATGACTTCGTTTTCCATGCTCTTATACTTCACATACATGTGCTTCTTTTCCTTTTGAATGCGGCGCAAAAAGGCAAAGTAGATGATCTGTGTGAAATACGCAAATGGATTTTTAGACTTCTCAGGATCAAAGTTGTCTATGTAAAGAAGACAGTTCTCCACTCCATCGGAAATCATGTCTTCTCGGAATGTGTATCGTGCGAAGTTTGGTCTGCGTGATAGATGAGTGGCAATCTTGAAGAGACAGGTTCCTATGTAATTTGGCACTCTTGGGCGCTCAAGTTTGTTTTGCTGCGCATCATACACTGCATTCCTATATTCCGTCATCTCCTTTAGGAAGACTTCGTTATCAACATAATGATTAGATTTTGTCATAATATTCCTTATTTTTCATTGACTTTCACTTGACAACCTGTTACATTCACTGTGTACCCTCTGCAAAGGGTTAGAGTAAGTATACTTAATGTAGTTTACTTCTTTTAGCTTGCATGATGAGATCACTGACCTCATCCTGAATAGTCTGCAAGTCATTTTCTGTTGAAGATTCCTCTTCGCTGGTGTCTGCATCGCTTACAACAACCTCAGTGTAGGCTGCCACCATCTCATCTTTTGGTTTAGCACATGCCACAATTGTGTTCTTGAACACACGAACTGGATAATTAAAGTCAATAGCCATGTCCCAACGGATGATAGTCAGATTCATTGATGCTCCATTATAAACCATAAGCAGTTTGAATGGATTACTCAATTCAATGTATCCTTGAGTTTCTTTAACAACAGATCCAACAACTGTTTCGCCACTAGAAAGTTTCAGAATCAAGACTCTTCCGCCATCTACTTCTTCCGTTTGAATCATATCATCCTTTTAGTTCAATTGTGTAAATTTTGTACTCAAACTTCTCATCGTTGTATATCTTCATGCGTTCCATGAAATGATCAAGTGTGAAGTTCTTCTTGGATTTATATGACATATCATCTGCGATATCAAATAGAGTCGCAACATCTTTATTACTTCCAAGTCTCAATCCACGCCCAATTGATTGAAGTGTTCTGATCTTACTTTTGCTAGGTGAAGCAAAGATGACATTGTGAAGATTGCGAATATTTATTCCAGTGCTGAAGGTACCATAAGATGCGACGATGATCGCATTGTTTTCTTCTTCCGTGATGAGTCTGACTTCTTCACGCTCTTCGCCATCTACTCCACCATGCACAAAAAACAATCGTCTGTCTTCTATAGACTCATCAATCATCTTGTGTAGAACTTTACCATGCTTCTCAACGAGTTGATAGAGAACAAGTGTGTTCCCTTTTAGACTGACTGCAAGATTTCTGATGAACTTGTTTCGTGCAACGGAAGATACAAGGTAGTCAATCTCTTCTTGATACTTATTGTTCTTGTTTTCAGCGCAGATTGCAGCATCGTGCTTTAGAACAAGTGCTTTGATTCTGAACTTAGCAAGACTGCCTGCATCAATGAGTTCTTTTGTTGTCGTGATTTGCTTGACTCTACCGAATAGACCTTCAAGAACTAGTTTGTGTGTTTGTGTTCCATCTAGTGTGCCAGTGAGACCATATCTATATGCGCAATTTGTCATTTTTGACAATATAGATGTTAGTGACTGCGCTTTGAACAAGTGTGCTTCGTCACCAATGACAAGATCAAACTGAGAAAACCATTCCTTCGGTTGTTTGTAAATGGACTGCCAAGTTGATATGATAACTTGCTTATTAGTAGTCTTCGTTGCTCCTGCAACGATTTTGTGTACATTTTCGTTGCTATCCCACCCATAGTCTTCGAAGTCTTTTGACAATTGAGACACTAGAGAGATCGTCGGTACAATGATGAGTGTCTTACAGTTCAAATACCTCGCGATGAGATAGATGATGAGTGACTTGCCAGATGCAGTTGGTGACAACAGAAGACCTCTACGCTTTCTGATTGCATAGACAAACGCTTTCATCTGATAGTCTCTTGGCATGAATGGTATGCCCAATGTATCAATGAATGTCATTGCTTCGTCATCA